CATCTTCTATCTTGATAAGGTATCTGACGTTATCAACGACAATTCTCTGGTTAAAGAAGTCTACCCGACCTTCGTTCCCCTTGCCTTTGGAATTACCAGTAACCTTACCACCCTGCATTTCACCCATAAGACCGACTGTGATAGCATCCCCTGGACTTTTGGTTAAATCCTCTAAAACCTGTATGACGGAATCCTCCGATGTGCCCATGAGGTTCTTCCACCATAACTGGCCTAAGTATTCCTCGAATATATCTGAATCCCACTGCTCGACCGTCAAACCATTATCAGTCAAAATCTCGACGTAAGCCATTGATATTACTCCTTTCGTACCTATAGTCATTATCTACATGACTGTATTTAATAATTCGATTATGTTTCTTGCTATTGCAACTCCGGCACAATGGCTGAATATTTGCAATCCAGTTTGTACCACCAACAGGCCCGCCATTCCATGCAGGATTCTTATTCCCTATTTTGCTTTCAGATGCTTTATTCATATTCCCTATTAATTTTGAAAGATATTAGAGAGCGGCTTTACTACGGTCTTTGTATCCTTCTGAGCCTCAGAACCTCTGGCATTATTAAGCCCTGTAACCTGCTTGCCCTTTTCGTCTATGCGTTTCATGAGGTCGGCAGTTACCTGCTTAGTAATTTTGTCAGTAAGTTCCTTCTCGAAAGTCTCCCTTATTTTAGCTTCTATAGCTTCGGGTTCGTGACCAAATTTAGCAAAGAACTCTCTCTCTTTCATTATTCGTATTGCTTCCATAACCGGAGCGTTTGACGATAATACCCTGCCCTGAACGTAAGGATCGTTATCGTACTGCCTGAATGGTGCATCGTCGGCAAATATCATCTTATTGACGTATTCCTTACCATATTTATCCTCAGCCATAGCAGCGGAAGCCGCAACCTTGCCCCTGATTTCAGATGTCTGAGCAATCTTAGCAGGATCAGGTGCATTTTCTTTTGCTTCAGCTTCGGCATCGTATGTGCCATCGAGCTTTTTATTTGCAATAGATACGTCCTTCTTGATACCTGCAAGTTCCTGATTAATGCCATTTGCCCATTTAGCGGTATCGTAGTAACGCTTTTTGTATGGGTTATCGTCTCCATCCCAGTTAACGGAAGCCTTGTTATCTATTTCCTTTTTTGTATCAACAGTCTCATCCTTTTTCGTATCCTCTGAAGCCTTAATATCTTTTTTAGCTTCATCTCCCTCATCAGCCTTAATGTCGGCATTTATCTTCTTATCGGATTCAGACGATGATTTGGTATCTGTCTTCGTCCCTGAGATAAAATCCGTTAAACCTAAACCTGTAGGGTCTGATTTCTCTGTTGATACATCATTTGTTTCTACATCCGGCATGGTATCCTCCTTTTGACCTTCCATTACTGGAGATGGTCTATTTAAATCTCCTTCGACACGCCCTTCGAGATGGAGACTATTTCAAAAAGAAATATTTCGTATTCTTGACTTTCAACCTTCGTACACCCCTTTTAAAATCATCTTCAAGGTCAAGGACGTCATTTTTGTGTACGTCAAGTCCCTTTTCCTTAAACCTCTTTTCCACTTCCTGTGTAATCTTATTCGGGTCGGATATTTCACTGTGTTTGATTATTATCTCCGGCATTGTTATCCTTTCTCTTTTTCTCCATATCCATGACATGGGATTCTCTTTTATGGCTCATATCCATCATGGATTTAGCCATATCCATTTCGGCTTTTGTAGAGTCGTTCTTGGACTTCATCATCTCTTTGGTTATATCCGCCTTAGTCTTTGTAATATGTGCAGGTTCCGGACCGGCCTGAGCTTCATACATGGCAAGCTCATTCATCCCCATCTTTTCCGCAAATGTAGCCTTCTCCATAGGGTCAAGTTCACTCCACTGAAGCGCAACTGTGATTTTAGGGTCAGGAGTCGGCGAGCCGGACATGGCCTCTATTTCTTTAATAACCTCATCCTTATTTTTAAGGTCTGAGAGTTGAATAAGTTTCTTTACCCAGAATGGTCCGAATGGAAGTATAGCCGGAAGCATTTGAGCCAACATCTCGAATTGTTCCTGCTGCATAGTGGTAATATCCGGCATCTCGTCAATGACAATATCGAATATACCTTCTTTAAGTATTTGTTGCTCATTTGCGTTAGCATTAAGTTTTACAGTCCGGCTTTTGTTTAGGTCATCGGTAATATAGAATAACATCTCATCGGTATAGTATTGTTTCATAAGGCCAAGTACCACTTTTGCCAGGATAGTACGTGTGCGTCTGAAGTTATCGAATACCGGAGAGATAATAAGGTCAGTCATAGCCTGTTTTCTTGCAACACCGATACCAGAACGCATCTCTGACTTCTCACCCATAGCATCGGGGTTTATGCCTGTGACACGCCTGAAGTCGGCTTTTGCCTCGTTATGGAGATTAAATTGAGTGACGGCTAAGTCTATATTTTTATTGAGTAGAAACTTCTCGAAATATCCTTTGTTCAGTTCTATCTGACCATCCGGCCTTGCTACTTCCATGGCATGACTGGCAGGGTCTGATACAGCCCCTTTTTCGTAAATAGACTGATTAGTAGAAAGAAGATGCAATGCTTTGGATTCCCGTTTGTTAATGGCATCCTGTAGGGATAGAGCGATAAAGACAAGGCTGTATGGTTCCCCTGATTTCTTTCTATTAACGAAATAAGGGATAAAGGGGAATAGACCATGCTCAAAGGGGGAGTCCTTATGCTCTAACAATACTCCGGCAGAGTATACGCCGACCTTCATCTGTGTTTTTATCCGGTCAACCTGTTTATAGGTAATACCTTGAGATTCAATCTGTTTAAGATCATCCTTACTTAACTGGTCTGCATCTAATATTTGACCTGTGGAAAGTATTATTTTTGAATCCCGCTTTTTGGTCTTATACCAGCATTCGACCACCCTGAGCCGTTTCGCATTGGCATCTATGTAATTGTCTTTCTTAAATCCATCTATGGAAGATAGCAGCCCGCCCTTATATTCAGCTTCCATCATTTGAGATAATTCTTTTGTTTTGCTTGGATATAATTCTTTGGCTTCTGATAGGTCGAGCCATTTAGCACGGCTAATATGATTAGCATCCTCGTTCCAGTCGTATCTGCGAGAGTAAGGGTCAGGGAAGAGATTGAAGCAATCCTCCATCCTTATTTTTATTTCAGGATGCAGAAGATCGTTATAATCAACATAGGCTTCAAGGACGCCGAATCCTCCGGTGAATCCATCTTCAGCGGCATCTCGTTCCTCGAATTCAAGGTTATTTTGCTGTTTAATGAAAAGCAAGGCATCTGATATGGTATCTGCTATAGGCTTATCCTGCGGGTTCCTGCCTCTGTAACCTATACGTGTACGCTGCCTGACGAACTGGCCGACCATGCGGTCGCAAGTTACTTTGACCTGATTATTAACTGTTTCCGGCTGCCCTCGTTCTTTTAATTCCTTTTTCTCAGCATCAGTCCACTGGTCGTTTTCTTTATATTTGAAACATTGCTCGGCATTTTTGCGCCATGATTGCCATGTAGGATGGTCTAATGCAGATGAGAAATAATTGTCTAATTTAACTAAAAGGTCTTTATCGTCTTGAGATTTCGTAGACTTGGCCAATAGTTCCCCCTAAATGTTTCAATATGTAACATAAGGAGATATTATTGTCAAGTAAATAGATATGTTTCAAAATGGAACGTTTCAGATTGGAACGTTAAGACTGTGAACTGACTGGTATGCCCCAGTATTGGCAGGTTTTACATAGTTCGGTGTTTTGTCTTAATCCGGCTTTGTGTACAGCAATATATTCCTGCCGCTTCGGGCCATTCCATAAATCGGATAAAGTATCATCTCGGACATTCCCTAATAGTCCAGCCGGATTTTTACGATTGCAGATATAGACATCTCCATTCCAGTCAATAGACAACGTAGATAGAAGGTCAAGGCAAATCCCGCTTTCAGGAATAACTGGGTCGTTGGCTTTATAATCTTTGGAATCTTTGGCAGAGTGAAGTGATCGTGAGGTATAAATCACCCCAGGCAAGCGTTCCTCATTAAACTCACCGATATATTTTACGATAATTTGCGGAGATTTATCTATTTTTATTTCAATGAACTCTTTAATTATTCGGAGTTGTTCATCCCGGTCAGGATCAGACTCAAACCGGGAAATGACAACAGTTGTACAGTTACCTATAATTTCATCGGCTTTTTCGATAAGATTCAGGCCATGAGTGACAATACTGGTTATATTATCCCGAAATAATCCAATCGCTTGACCAAGGAATGGGTAAGCTGTAGGCTCTCCATTTCTATGGAAGGATACTATGATATTTGGAGGAACTTGTCTTGCTATTTGGCATAATATGGTCCAATTCATATCCCCATATTCAAGTATTCCCTTTTGTCTGCCACACATAGGGCACAGATGATTTTTATCGCATCTATTGGTCAGCTCTAAAAATATATGGCTTAATCCATCAAGGCTCATTTCCCCATCCTTTTGTTTGCGAAATAAAGTCACAAGACACATCCTGCGACCATGCAGCCATGAGTTGTTTTGTGATCCTTCCGACACATTTAATCGCATGGCTGTTTATACTTCTTATCGGAACTATCCCATAGGGTGTATTAGTGAAAAATGCCTCATCAGCATCAATGATGTCGTATAATTCTATATTCTTAACGATAACCTTTATATTAGCCTGCCGTACGAGCCTCATGACATGTTTTTGCGATATACCTCTAAGGCAATTCCGGGGTTCAGGAGTAAATAGTTTCCCTGATTTCACATAAAAGAAATTTGAACCTGTGCCTTCGGCTACGAATCCATCAGGATCGAGCAGTAATGCCCAGGCAGAAGGATTATATCTTGCTACTTCGAGTTCTGCCAATTTAAAGTGAAGCCTTGAGCGCATCTTAACTTTAGGTTCAAGTAACTGAGCAGGAATAGTCCTTTGAGCCGGAACTATCACATCTACACCTTCCCGGTAAATATTATACGCTGTGGGAATAACCCATTTGAGCGGAAAGCACGTTATCATTACCTGTGTTCCACGCGGAACTATTCGCTCGTAAATTGATAAAGCCCCCTTGGTCACATTAATCAAGCTCCGGACTTCCGAATCTTCATCAAATTCGTATCTATTTTCAATTAGCAGGTTTTCATGTGCCTCGTATAATTCATAAGGCAGGTATGGAATATCTATCCCTACATATTTAGCGGAAACATAAAGGCGTTCGATATGTTCATGGAGTTTGAAAGTTCTTTTTAAATAAGTCCGTTGCATTTCAAATACGCCATCGCCATACATGCTACCTGAATCATATATACTTAATTTGGCCTCAGATTCAGGCTTAATTTCTCCATTATGCCAGATTTTTCTCATCTCTTTATCACCTTATTAAATAATTCGTTTAAGACATTTTCCTTATAGAACGGTTTAGCGGATAATTTAGCTGCCAGTATTTTATCTGATTTAACTTTATCGAGGAAAGCTATAATATCTCTTATGCCAAATTCATAATTCCCCGGATATAATGCCTCATATATTGATGAAATAAACTCATAATCCTTCTGTATATTCACATCAAGCCTTAAGTCAGGTCGTTTTATATCGTCAGGGCAGGGGATGGTTTTAACCATGTCTCTGTCATAGCAAATCTTATGAGGATGTTCTCTGTGTTCTTTGTCTTTAGTGTTATCATCTATCCATTTGAGCAACTCCATGCTGTATACTTCAGCGCCTATGCCGTCAGGGTAGCCGGAATCGTTAATGTCCTGGATATTGGAATATAGGAACTTAAATTTATTTGTCGTCCCATGACCTTGATACTCTATGATTCTGTCTACTTCCGATGGTTCTATTAACGGGTTATCGCCTGGTATCCTGATAATGGTATCGGCATCGTATTTCTTTGCTGCCGCCATATGTCTTGATACAAGGTCTGCGGTTTTACCTCTGTACGGGAACATATTAACTTCGCATTCGTTTGTTATCTTATTAATGCTCCTGTACGATTCATCATGAAGCGGTATAGCGACAACTATGTCTTCTATTAATTTACAACGCTTTACTCGTTCGATTAAGTGCCAAAGCATAGGCTTGCCGCAGATGGGGAGGAATATCTTACCGGGGAGCCGGGTTGAATTTGATCTTGCCTGAATTACGCAAACTTTCTTTTTAATTTTTTAGCGACCTCCACTTCGCAGGGGAGCATACCTAATTCGTATGATCCCGCTGCTATTTCAAAATCACGGATTTCTCTGACTAATTTCTGTAACGCTAAGGGTTCCAGACTTGCAGCCTGATCTGAACCGAACATTGTTCTCGATAATGTAATATGCCTCTCGATTATCTTTGCACCCAGAACCACTGCACAGAGCGTGCCCCAAAGCCCTGTCTCATGACCACTATAGCCTATAGGAATATAAAGGAACCATTCCTTCAATGTCTTTATTCTATTTAAGTGTAAATCCTCAATTTTAGCCGGATATGAGGCGGTACAGACCAGTAAGGCAATATTATTACAATAATCGAGCTGAATACACATTATAGCATTTTCTATTTCTTTTTCTGTTGCCATACCTGTTGATATAATAACCGGTTTGCCTGTTTTTTTGATATATTCAAGTAATTCAATATCGTTATTCCTTGCTGAAGGAATTTTATACGCCGGAACATCAAATTGCTCTAAGAAATCTACACTTGGTATATCCCAGGCCGAGGCAAGCCACGTTATGCCGATTTCCTTACAATATCTGTCTATTTCACGGTAATCATCATAATCAAATTCCAATGCCCGCTTAAGATCGCCATTGGTAGTGCCAAATGGGGATATGCGGGGCTGCGCAAGTTCTTCGGGTGTATATTGAAGCTCGATAGTACGCTTCTGAAATTTCACGGCATTGCATCTGGCTGATTTGGCAACATCTATAAGTTGTTTGGCAATGTCAACAGAAGAGTTCGCATTTATTCCGACCTCACATATGATATAACAAGGATTATTGCCACCTATTTTTGTACCATTTATATTCAAATCGTCTTCCACCCCCCTCTTTCTACTTTCTTATTCTTTTTTCTATGCTGATTCATACTTTTAAGGATATTGCCCTGGAAATATTCAGTTAAGCATAAGGCATCGGCTTTATTGGGAGATGACAGCCCTCTTTTCTTTAAATCCTTTTTGGATTCTACCTTGATTTTGCCGTTACCGTCTTCTGCATATTTTATAGTGGTGAGTTCTCCGATAAGCTCATCGTCATTGGGGATAGATATGGATTTCAGCTCGAATTTCTCTCTTACATTCCACCAAAGTTCATCACGGAGCCTGAAGAATCTATCTGATATAGCGGCGGCTTCCGATACGTTCACATCCCAGACTTGAGCTAT